TCTGCATATCCAGAAATGGGCCCAGTTTCAGCTATAGATAATTCAAGTGTGCGTGTTAATGCTGCAGGTGGAGTTCCATTATTCAGTGAAGATGGTTGTCCTATAACTGTTGGAGGTACTGGTGGAACTACCGTAACTTTGACTGATGGAAGGGATATGAATACTAATGCAGGATCATTGAAAGCCTGTTCAACTGGTGGTTTGCCAGTTGTAGCTGGTGGAGAAGGTGGAACTCAACTCAGTAATGATTCTTGTGGTAATTTAACTGTTGGTGGTGAGGGTGGTATTCCTTTATTAGTTGGTGATACTCCTTTAGTTTTAGGTGAGTTTTCTATTACTTGTGGAGGTAAAAGTCCTATTCAAGATAATACAATAACACTACCTAATGGTAATAAAGTAGATCATTTTTATGAACCTGGCCCAAGTGGAGAATTGTCAAGTGATCATTGGGATAAGGATGGTAATATGGGAACTGGACCATCTTCTACTGATGCTACTGGGCCAAAAGTTAACATCACAAAAGGTGTACCAAGTTCAGAATGTTTAAAAGTTTTGAATGGAGGACAGGATTATGGTGAGGTATTTGAACCTGGCACAACTGGTAAAGTAGTTCAGATTAGTCAATTAGTTTCTACTGGTAATAATTATGCTTCTGGTGGAACAAATGCTTCTGTAACTAATCTTGCTTCTGGTGAATTTTCAGCGCCTGGATTAGGATCTGGTTTAACTATTGATTTTGATCTTGTACCTTTACCTTCTAGTGTTGCAAGATTGCCTAATGGAAATGTTGCTATTAGTGCTGGTGTTGAATTTGAAACAGATCCTGATACTGGTGAAATTACTAAGACTCCATCTGATAAACCTCCTTATCCACAAAAAACAGGAGAAAGACTTGTAGAAGAATTTGGTCTTACTGAATTACCTCCTTTTACAGGTAGTGTTCAGTCTATAAAAATTAATAAACAAGGTTCGGGTTATAAGGCTGGAGATTTAATATCAATCCCTAATACAACAGTTTTGGATCCTGTAGTAGAGAAAGATAAGGAAGCAACACTTGCAACTTTTAGAGTTTTATCTATCAAACCTCCTACTGGTGGTGCAACTAATGTTTCTTTGAGTGGTGGTTCAGGAACTGGATTGACTATTAATTATGATGCTATTGATGGTGTTATTGATACAGTACTTGTTAGTAATCCTGGCAAAGGATATAAGATAGGTGATGTATTATCTGTGCCTGGCGGTGATGGTAGTGCAACGATAACTCTTACTTGTTTAAAAACTGAATTAAATTCTCAAGGTACAAGTGGTGAAGGTGGTGCTGGTGGAATGGGTGATATGAGAATGGAAGTTGAAAAGGAGAGAATATATGTTCCAGATCCAAATGGATTGGAAATGGGTATTACTGATGTTGTAATAGTAGATTCTGGATCTGCATTCTTGCCAAATACTGTTCAAAGTGAATTGGATATTGATCCTACTTCTCCTACATTTGGTCAAGTAACTACTAAAGAATTAAAACCAAATCCAGATGAATCTTATGATGGTGAAACATCATATCTTACTTCACTTGGAAAAGTTAAAGTAAAAAATTCAGGATTTGGTTATAGTGCAGATGATACAGCTACTGTTGTTTCGGAAGGTGGAACAGGCCCTGCTGGTACAGGTGCTGGTGGTACTGGTACTGGTACAGGTGTTACAGGTGCTGGTACAGGTGGTGCAGAAGTTGAACTTGACATTAGAGAAGGATTTATCGTTGGTGCAAAAGTCACCAAGGGTGGTTCTGGATTTACAAGTTTACCAGAGATTAGAATAAATAGTGACACTGGTGTTGGTGGAAGACTGTTACCTGTTCTCAAATTTACTAAGGTTGGTGATGCTAAGAAGACACTTGCACAACTACCTAAGAATATTGAGATCGTTACTGTTATTGATTGTGTACAACAATAGGAATTAACTATGACAAAAGGAGAAATTAGTGACATAGGAAGTAAACCGAAAGACGGTAAACTTTTTTGGAAACAAGCTGGTATAAGACATACTTACCAGAGTGGTCAATCTACTCTTCATGGTATGACATTATGGGAAGTTAATACTCTAGAGAGAACACAATTTGGTTTTTATTCTGGTACAGGTGCTACTAAGGAAGATGGACCTGGCCGTGCTAGTCATCAAATGGTAGCTCCTGGCTGTTCCACAGAATGGCTTGGTGAAGGTTTAAAGGTAAGAGGCGCTGATAATGAAGGTGAACCTCCAGAGAAGGCAAAACTTATTGTTGCTAAACGTGGAGATATACATTTAATTGCAGAAGATGGTGACATAATATTAGAAGCTAAAAATATTAGAGCTTATGCTCAAGGTGGTGGACAAGATGGTAATTTTAATGTAGACTGTTGTAAATTAGCTCAGATTAAATCACCAGATATCAGACTTCAAGGTGAAAAAGTATCTATCAGGGGAAGTAATACAGTTAGTATTGTTGCTGTTGGTTTTATGGATATGAGATATGGCTTTGCAATGGCTTCTGGTTTTGCTGATTTTATGTTTGGATCTATAGCTCCTAAACATGCAATGATTAATTTAGCACAAGGATTAGCGGAGGCAATTAGTAACTAATGGAAATTTCTAGACTACACTGTGATAAGATAAACATTGGAGGAGATGATGTATCTTGGAAAGCGCCTGATACAACTGCTAATGGAACATTAGTTGCTAATGGTCCAATTTTCTTTGGAGTACCAACTGCTTCTCCAGATGCAACAGCAGTATTGAATGTTGGTCCAACAGGGGCAGCACAAGCACCTTGGAATTTGCAAGAAGAGTTAGAAACTGCCTTGTCAATGCAAGTTGATGGTAATACTCTTATGATTGGTAATCCTAAGACTGCAAATACTTTATCTTTGATGCCTGGTTGTGCTGGTGTTGATGTATTGCGTGTTCAGGGTGATGCTTTCTTTAGTGGTGCAGTAGACTGTGGTAATAAAGGAAAACTTGCTTCTAGATTTGCTGCTGCGGATGCTTCTCCAAAACCATTTGATTTAGTTCATCCTACTAAAGGTGAAGGTCATAGACTCCGTTATGCTTGTATTGAGGGCCCTGAAGTTGCAGTATATTATAGAGGTAGACTAAAAGGTTCTAATACAATTGAATTGCCATACTATTGGAAGGACTTAGTTGCTGAAGAGAGTATTACAGTACAATTACAACCTATTGGAGATAGACATTTTCATCTTAATGTAGTTGAATTTGATAATCAGAAGATAATTGTAAAGGAAGCAGACGATAAACCAATTGATTGTTTCTATCATGTATATGGTGAAAGGAAGGATATTAATCCATTAATAACAGAATATGAGGGTGATAGTTGGGAAGATTATCCAGATCCAAATTATGATCCTAACAAAGTAGATTCTGAAGAGAAAAACACTAAAGACCCTAGATTTGCTGGCCCACCTAATACTATTACTAAATGACAAAATTGATTTATGTTCAAGATGACTTTCTAGATCCTTCTCTTTGTAAACCTTTTATAGACTTATACGATAAGAAAGATAGTTTTCTTGAATCTGTGACTCATTCAAATCCGAATGAGAGTTTATCTAAATATCCAGAAATACCAAAATTTGAATTTGATTCTAATTATGGTGCTAAATATTTGGGTGGTAATGTAGATCCTGTAGATCTTACTAATTCAAAGGATGAACTTTTTAGTAATGTTATAAATGATGTAACTAAAAGATGTAAAACTTTTGATGAAAATATAAAATTACAATATGTTGGAGTAGTGAGGTGGCCTATTGGTACATTTATGAAACCTCATATTGATGATAATAATGTACATGAACCAGATGTATTTGCAGCAATGCTCTATCTGAATAATGATTTTACAGGTGGTTCTACATGTTTTGAGGATATTGAAATTAAACCAGAGCCAGGTAAATTGGTTATATTTTCTAACCATCAACATTTGCATTATGTAAGTGAAGTTGGAGGTTCAGAAAGATTTGTATTATCCTTTTGGTATAGTAGGCCTTAATGCCTGCATGAATAAATAAAACTATACAGAATCTGTAATCAGAGAAAAATAAGATGCCTCTTTCAAGATTAGAAAATTTTCTCAAGAATATTCAGGGTAACGTAATATATGTTGACCCTAATGAACTTGATGCGACGGACAGTATTGAGAACCAAGGTAATTCTCAGACTAGACCGTTTAAGACAATACAAAGAGCTCTTATCGAAGCTTCAAGGTTTTCATACGTTTCGGGACAAAGAAACGATAAGTTTGATTTAACTACAATCATTCTTGCTGCAGGAACTCATTACGTAGATAATAGGCCAGGATATATACCCTATGATTCAGGTAGTACGGCTAAGTATTATACAAGATTTGGTAATAGTAATCAGACATTAAGTCCATTTGGTTTAGGTAGTAATTTTGATTTAACTGCTGCAGATAACGAATTATATAAGTTGAATAGTGTTCGTGGTGGTGTAATAATTCCTAGAGGTACATCTATTGTTGGTAAAGATCTTCGTAAGACTAAAGTTAGACCTAAGTACGTACCTGATCCAGAAAATGATCTAATAGAACCTAGTGCAGTATTTCGTGTAACTGGTGCTTGTTATATTTCTGCATTTACTATATTTGATGGTGATCCTGCTGGAAACGTATATAAAGATTACACATCAAATTTATATGCACCTAGTTTCTCTCACCATAAATTAACTTGTTTTGAGTTTGCTGATGGTGCTAATGCTGTATCTATTAATGATAGTTTCTTAAATGTCAGTTCCACATCTACTGACCTTGATATGTACTATCAAAAGGTTGGTGATGTATATGATGCTGGTACTGGTAGACCTATTGAGCCTGATTTCCCATCAGGTAACTTAGATTTCCAGACAAGAGTAGAAGAATATCGTATTGTTGGTTCTAAGGGACAACAGGTTGGTATATCGTCTATTAAGGCAGGTGATGGTGCTGCTTCAGGGACAACCATTACTGTTGATATGGAGAACAGTCTAACTGACTTATCCATTGATACTCCTATTCGTATTTCTGGTATTAGTACTTCTGGATATGATGGAATACATGTTGTATCTGAAGTTGTATCAACTACACAGTTCAAGTATGTAGTTAGTGCTGCTCCTAATAATCCATTACCTACTATTACTAGTGCTAGTGTTAACGTAGAAATTGATACTGTTAATTCTGCCTCTCCATATCTCTTTAACTTATCTAAGAGATCTGTGTTTGGTATGAATGGTATTCTTTTAGATGGTACTAAGGTTACTGGATTCAAGAGTGGACTGATGGCTCAGTTTACTGGTACAGGACTTCAGAAGGATGATAAGGCATTTGTTCGTTATAATACAACATCTGGACAGTATGATGATTATACAAGTGTAAACAACTTGCACTTAGACCCAGAATCAGTCTATAAACCAGCATATGAGAACTCTCATGTTAAGGTATCTAATGATGCTATTGCTCAGGTTGTATCAGTATTTGCTATTGGACATAAAAACCAGTACGTAGCTGATAGTGGTGCTGAACTTTCTCTATCCAACTGTAATGCTAACTTTGGTGAGAATGCTTTAATGTCTGAAGGCTTTAAGAAAGCTGCTTTGGGTCCAGATAACTCTGCATACATTACACATCTTATTCCACCACAAGAAATTACAGATGGAACTGCAAATGTTGATTACTTACCAATTGATGTAGATAAAACTATTGGTGTAGGAACTGTTACGAGATTATATTTTGAGGATTATACAAACCAAGATGCTCCACCTCCATATATTGTAGATGGATATAGGTTTGGTGCTAATAGAGATGATAGATTAGAAGTTCAGTTGAATGTTAATGGTAACGAAGGAGACTTTAAATCTAGAATTGTAATGCCTACTGCTACAGGTATTACTACAAATACTGGTGAAAAGAGATATATTGTTGATAATAATGTTGGTGTAACTAGTATTAGTTCAAATGTTATTTCATTCAAGACGGATCATAATTTAATTGATGGTGAATCTGTTCGCATTTTCGCTGATAATGGTTTCTTGCCTGATGGTATAGAAGAAGATACAGTCTATTTCGCTATTGTAAGTGGATTAAATTCAAATGATCTTAAAGTTGCAAGAACTTTAAATGATGCATTAGATGGAACTGCTCTTACTATTAATAATACTGGTGGAGAATTAACTGTTGTAAGTAGAGTATCTGACAAGAGATCTGGTGATATTGGTCATCCTATTCAATTTGATATTCCAAATAAGAACTGGTACGTCAATGTATCTAATGAAACTATTGATAATGAGATATATCCTACTATTATTGGTGTAGGTACAACAGCATTAGGAACAAATACACCTAAGACATACTTTACTAGAACTGATAGTTCTAGAGGTATTGAAGATTCTATCTACAAGTTTAGATATGTTATTCCTGCTGGTATTACAACTGCTAGACCTCCAATAGAAGGTTATGTTATTCAAGAGACTAATGATACTACTGGATCTAGTAATGCAGAAATAACTGCTACATCATTAACAAATATTGATGATCAAAGAAACTTCCACTTTATTAATGAGGCAAATTGGAATACTAATGTTGCCACTGTTATGACAGAGGAACCTCATAATCTAGAGGTTGGTGCAGTTGTTAATGTTAATAAGATTACTTCTGCAAATAATGCTACTGGTATAGGTAGTTCTGGTTTCAACGGACGTTATTCAGTTATCGGTATTACAAGTGATAGAGGTTTCCAATATTCACTTAGCGCAAATCCAGGCACATCTACATTAGATGCTCAGACAAGAACGGTAGATAATCTTGCAAACTTTGAGAAGAATGAGAGTAAGAGAAGTTTCTATGTTTATAGGTCAGAAGAAGTTAAGAAACATATTACTGGAGAACAGGATGGTATCTATCATCTAACTACATTACATTATGATGTAAAACCAAGTGTATCTCCATTCACGGGTTATAAGTTTAGTCAGCCAGTTAAGGATTTATATCCACAGGTTGATAGAGATAATCCATCATCTGATCCTGATATTGGATTCAGTCATGCAGTATCTAAGACCATAGGTAAAGTTGTATCTAATGATTTAAGTAAGAGTATTACCAAGGATACCAGTCAGAAGTTCTTACTTGAGAATGGTTTAAGTGTTGGTATTACTAGTATTGTTTCTGATAATGGTGCTGGTCTTGCTCATACTGCATACTTAGAAAGAGAACATACATTAAGTTCTGTTATAGGTGTTGGTATTCAATCTGCTGGTTGGAAATATGGTTCTGGTTCTGCTACAACACTTTACGGTGCTAAACTTGTAGGTGTTGGTTTAGGTAGTACATCAGGTAGTGGTGCCTCAGCAAATGTTGCTATTAATGCTAATGGTCAGATTACTTCTGTTACTGTTACAAATGGTGGTGGTGCATATGGTATTGGTAATTCACTAGAAGTTATTGGTATTACTACTCAGGCGGGATATGTTTCTGGTATCTTAACAGTAACTAGTCTTTATGAAGGTGTTGGTCAAGTCATTCAGATTGCTGGTATTTCTTCTGATACTAACTCTAAATTAAATAATCTCTTTAAGGTTACAGAGGTTCCTAGTGCTAAACAAGTATGTTTTGCATCTACTGAAGTTATTAATTATGGTAGATCTTTAGGAGGTAGTAGTAATAACGTTGTAGTTGGAACTGCAATGTCTAACTCATCTATGTCTGTTGTTGGTCCTGCTATAGGTGTTACTTCATTGAACTATGATGTTAATACTGGTATTGCAACAGTTGGAACGGGTATAACTGCTCATGGATTACTTGCTGGTTCTAAGATTAAACTTGTGGGTGCTGGTCAAACAGCTTATCAAGGTGAGTTTATAGTTAAAGAAAAAGAAAGTCTTACTAAGTTCCAAGTTAATATTGGTATATCAACAGTTTCTGCTCCAACTTTAAGTGGAGATGTGTTTGTCTTCCCTAGTGGATACACCTCACAAGATGGTGGTATTACTGCTGACGATGAGAAGATTGGAAGTAGAATGAATAGTTTATATGTTGGTATTACTACTACATTATCTTCTGGCATAACATCAACTTCATCTTCTATCAGTATCACTAATGCTACTGCAAGTGGATTTAATATTGGTGATTATATTATGGTCAATGATGAGATGATGAGAATTAAGAATACTTCTATTAACTCTGTATTCAGGGGTGTATTTGGAAGTAAGTCTACTAATCATGATTCTGGAACCATTATTAAGAAGGTTAA